GGTAGCGTCCTGCATAAGTAACTTCCTTCTGTAGTGATTCTAATGTTCTATATAGAAAAGGGGTGAGATCTAATCTCGGATCCGCAGCCATCGGTAAATTCGGTTGCTGTGGATGTGGCGTTCTCATTTCTTGATTGACTAAATCAATAAGAGATGAGTAAGCTCTTTGTAACTCTCCAACCATCCTGAATGGAAAACCGGAGAGCATCCCCGCAATTTCGTCATCAGTTTTGGAAGGAAATAGATACTTCAGTGCTTCTATACTATCAACACCCAATTCTTGAAGGTTACGAGTAAAGATAGATTGGTTCAATTTATCTTGTGCTGTATCCTCATAAACAGGTCCCATCCAGCGCCAAGCAACTGTCCTATCTCCATCAGGTGCTAACCCTACAACTCCATCAGGTATTTCTTTAGTTTCAACTGCCATGTCAATGGCTTGCTGTAGTTTCTTTTCATACCTATCTTTTTGTTTTATATACTTTTCATACTCTTTATCGTCATCAGGATTCTCTGGAGGAACAGGATATTTAATACCAGAATGATATGCAAGTGACTTACGGAAGATTTGTTCTTCCTGAAAAATCATTAATTCAAAGCATCTACAAATTCCATAAGTATAAAGTTGTAAACATTTTTTCTTAGCAGTAGCACTAACACGCCCATAAGCCGACTTGATTTCGGTAGCTGTAACGTTAGTAATACTTAAATCATCAATACCACCTAAAGCCAAACGGATCTCACTACGTAATTGTTCTGAATAACGTGCTTGATCAGTACCAACTGGATTAGGTGTAATAAACCCAACCCGATCTGTAGGCTCTAAGTTCGCTATAACTCTAGGAACTCGATATCCACTACCCGGTTTACCTATATAGCCAGGGGAATTTCTGGAAGTCGGGTCTTGTTTATAGGTAGAACTAAATAAGTTAATATCCGAAGTAAAACCAGACTGGCTGCCAATACTAGGTCTTTGCGCTGTATCATCTGTATTCTGCTCAATAATATCCTGCTTTGGACGAGAAGAAAGTAATGTAGGATTACCAAAAAATGAAAGATTAGCTCTAATATTTTTAACCATTTCATCATGAGCCAATATCTGACTCGATAACCATTCAAATTCTCCTGCTCCATCCGTACCAAATGCATCAGGGTTATTAAAAACTTCTACACATGGAATAAATTCCATTGTGTTGTCATTCACCTTCTTATCAAAAGCTGCATACTCTAAACCCTCATTTTCAAAACTTATTTCTTGTTCAGTGTGTATTTCTTCAATCTCCTCTGGAGTAATACGCAAACGCATATAACGTTTATCAGTATTTAAACCAGTTCCTTTAAAACCTTTAGAAGACTTAACCTTATAGGCATAAATAATAATAACTTCTTCTAAATCTCCTTCAGGAGAATAGTAAGTTCGATATGAATCCTTATCAAACCAATAAAGACGATAAGTCTTTTGAGTAGGTCTTATATAAAAAAGACCTTTACCATAAGCTAAAAATCTGTCCCATATTGCATCAAGACGCGCATCTAACTTATTAAACTTTATAACTTGTTGAACAAAATCAAATCTTTGAGTTCCAAAATTGTCTTGCTCTGGATAAAATTCAACACCTTGACGAATCCCAAACATCTTCATTTGGGATAAGTGAGCATTGATCAGCATCGTGTCAGCTGACCCCGATCCATCACGATCAACTACCGCCTTAAGAAGACTATCTAATGGAGATTTAACAGCACTGTCACTCATAGTTTTCTAACAATTTTTCTATTGATCAATGTCATATCCAGCATGAATCCGTTTAAGAGTAATAGTGTCACCCTCAACTTCAACATCAAAACGTTCACTTGGCTGAATAGCCATATCGTGACATATTTCATCTGTTAAAGGAATAACAACAGAGCCATAAGCGTCCTGTTCAATTTCTAAGGTTGGATAAGTAGACATTGCAAAGTGTTCTTTCCAGTTTAAATCGTCAATACTCTAACTCTAGTTTTCCTTTAGACATCAATCCGTTGCATAACCAGACTAATGCATCAACACAATCGTCGTGAGAACTAACACCAAAGTTTGCTATCTCATCTGTTAAAGCAGTAAATTTTCGATATTTATTAAAAATGATTCTTCTCTGCTCAAATAACCCCATAATTCCCCTAAAACGGGCAACTTTATCTCCTCTAAAACCTTTAACTGCATGCCAAATCATGTTATAAAGACCATGCTCTCCTTGACATATACGTTTAAAATCAGCTTCTAAAGAAGCCTGATAAGCAACAGCTTCTGACCAAATATGAACAGAAGTACCTGTAGCAAAATAGTTTTTTCCATCTCTATGAATTACTCCCCATTCTTCCATCATCTCCATAAGACTTTCTAATTTATCTAAATTACCCATGATTCGTAGTCTCTTACAATCGATAATATGAATCTTGTTACCTATCCTCCCTCCCATAACAAACGCAGTGTAATCATTTTGCTCCCTTACACCAGCAGATAAATCAACTCCAACGCCCATTGCATCGAATTGAGTAGCAATCGTACCCTTAACAATTAAATCCGGTGAAAGGGATAATTCGCTAGTCTGAACAATATGATTTTGATACTGAAAACTAAAAGCAATTGGTGCTTGTCTTCTTCTATCTCGAAGATAATCTAAAGACCACATTCCAGGCCAATATGATATTTCCTCTCCATTTGAATCAACAGTGATTGCAGATTGAATAATCTGAACCCAATCATTTGCAGGAGTAAAAGTACTGTTATGAATATCATCATGTCGAAAACGAGTTCCTAAACATACGGCTCTCCCTCCTTCAAACATCGTAGGAACAATAACTGCATTCCAGTTGTCCTCCATTGCTTGTCTAATATCCCTATTTTTTATATCGTCAGCACTCTTAATAGCATCATCAATAATACATAAATGAGAACGCTTTGAGGTAACAGCACCCTTTAGTCCAGCACAACAAACACTAAATTCCTCTTCACCAGTAGATCTAATTCCTGCAAATTTCCAATCAATACTCCAATATTCATTAGAGTTTATACCTTTAGCAATTTTAACTGTAGGAAAAATCTCTTTATAAATTTTATTCTCTTCAATAATTCTTTTAATAGCCGCACTTTTAGGTCTAGCAACATCAACCGTATACGAAATATATAAAATCTTTAAAGGTAATTTTTTTAAAGCATGTACTCCAATAGACCACGCAGTAAATAAACCAAGTACAGTCGACTTGGCAGAACCACGTGGAGCAAGAATATCTATATTTGGTCCTGCAATACCAACTAAACAACCACTACTCTCCCCTGTACAGAGATATTTATGCCATTGTCGGTGGTGTTCTGCAGGAGGTTTATTACCTACAACATCACAAAAATATGCAAAATCTTCACGAGCTCTGTCAACGTCAACAGAAGAAGTTTTTTTAACTACCTGTTGTTTAGCTGCTGCTCTTGCGGTGCGTCGATAAACGCTATAAATACTTGTACCTGCCATGGGCGTAGCATAGCGTAAAAAGTCTTAAGATTCCTCCTGTAAAATTTTAGTCCAAACACCCATTGACGCTTCAGATAAAGGACCTTCAATTGGATCATCTCGAAATATAGTTAACATCTCTCGTAAAGCTCTGTCTGCACCAGCAAGAATTAATCCTTGTTTATCAAGCAACACTCGTTCATCACCTAGCTGTTTAATTGTTCCTCTTAATTCTTTTTGAAGCATCGCAATTCTGGCAGTACCCATATCTTGCTTTACCATACCCATTTGAATACCATCTCTTAAGTTAGAAATATCCTGCTGCATTGCATCTATTTCCCTCTCTAGTACTTCTTTAAAATTCCTTTTCTTAAACTTCTTTTGAGCCCATTTATCACAATCCACTATGCTCCCCTCAAACCCTAAGAATCGGGAATATAAGTACATTTGAATTGGACTAGCGGCTTGCTTACAAAAAGCTATAAATGATTCTCTATCTTTATCAGTTAAACTTTTAATCCATTCGATCATGCTCTAGCAGCGGCACGTGCTTGACTATAGTCTCTATTCTCCTTGTAACGGCGGAAACCTTCTCTTTGTAAGTCTGTACGACGAGTTTCTGAGCCACGTGTTCTCTCTAATGCTCTAGCTTGAGTTCCTTCAGTCATTCTAGTTAGTCGTGTTTCAGAACCACCTTTACCAAGAGTTGCTCGAGATTCCTGACCTAACGTGCGCTGTAAACCTCTCTCCCCAGCAAATCTTTCGGCTTGAGTCTGTCGAGTTTCAGAACCTGTACGCCCAATAGTTGCTCTTTGCTCAGCACCAGACCTACCTATTGTTGCCCTTTGCTCAGCACCAGACCTACCAATTGTTGCTCTCTCTTCTTGTCCTCTTCTTGAAAGAGTTGCTCTTTCTTCCTGACCACCAATTCTTAAACCTTGTGCTTGAGTCTGTCGAGTCTCAGATCCTCCAACTCTCGCACGTTGTAATTCTGTTGCTCTTTGCTCTTGACCACCAACACGTTGCTCTTGCTCTCTAGTACGACGTTGCTCTTGACCACCAACTCTTAAACCTTGCTCTTGAGTTAGTCGAGTCTCAGATCCTCCAACTCTCGCACGTTGTAATTCTGTTGCTCTTTGTTCTTCTCCACTAGTTCTAAGACCTTCTTCTTGAGTCTTTCTAGCTTGCTCTCCTGTTGCTGCTGTTAAACCTCTCTCACCTGCATATCTCTCAGCCTGTGTCTGTCTTGCCTGTGATCCGCCTTCCTGTTGTAGACCTCTCTCTCCCATAAAACGTTCAGCTTGTGTTTGTCTTCCTTCTTCAGCAGTACGAGAAGCTAGTTGTCTTTGTTGAGAACCAACAGTTTCCTGTAAACCTCTTTCTCCTGCATATCTTTCTGCTTGTGTTTGTCGAGCTTGAGCACCGCCTTCCTGCTGTAGTCCCCTCTCTCCCATAAAACGTTCAGCTTGAGTCTGCCTTGTCTGAGCACCACCTTCCTGTAATCCTTCTGCTTGAGTTAAACGAGCTTGCTCTCCTGTTGCTGCTGCTAAACCTCTTTCACCTGCATATCTCTCCGCTTGAGTTTCTCTTGCTTGTGCTCCTCCCTCCTGTTGTAGTCCTCTTTCTCCGAGAAATCTCTCAGCTTGTGTTTGTCTGGCTTGCGCTCCACCCTCTTGTTGTAATCCTCTCTCACCGAGATATCTCTCAGCCTGAGTTTGTCTCGCCTGTGCTCCACTTTCTTGTAATCCTTCTGCCTGAGTTAGTCGAGATTGTTCTCCTGTTGCTGCTGCTAATCCTCTTTCTCCAGCGTATCGCTCTGCTTGAGTTTCTCTTGCTTGCGCTCCAGTCTCTTGTTGTAATCCCCTTTCTCCCAGAAAACGTTCAGCTTGGGTTTGTCTCTGCTCACCAGCAACAGTAGAAGCTAATCCTCTCTCACCTGCATATCTTTCAGCCTGAGTTTCTCGTGCCTGCGTTCCCATTTCGGCCTGTAGACCTCTTTCTCCAGCAAACCTTTCAGCTTGTGTTTCTCTACCTTCTTCAGCTGTTCTTGTTGCTAATGCTCTTGCTTCCTCTCCCCTTGTTGCTTCTAAACTTCTTTCTCCGAGATATCTCTCTGCCTGTGTAGTTCTCTGCTGTCTACCACTTTCAACTAATCCTTCTGCCTGAGTTAATCGCTCTTGTCTTCCTTTCGCTTCTTCTGTTAGACGAGTCTGTTCTCCAACTCTAGTAGCTGTTAGTCGAGATTCTACTCCTTCAACTTCTGTAGCTGCTCTCCTTTCTTCCCCTGCTACTCTTTGTGTAAGACGATCCTGTTCTCCAACAGTACCCATCTCTAATCTTTTAAGATCAGATTCTTTAGTTGCTTGTATTCCCGCTTCATTAGTGAAATAAGTCTTCAGCGCCATATCTTGGTTCGCTGCCTCTTTCATATTCAAACGAGTCTGAGCAGCCGCTACTTCATCTAAAACAAGCTGGTTAGTTGTTTCTTGGTCAATCTTATAAGTTGTACCACCGATGACATACGACTTTGACGGTTTAATATTTTCCGCTTCTTGTAAACCTTTCTTAGTTTCGTCAGCCATTTCTGATAAATATTAGATAACAGTTCTTAAATTCTACCAATGGTCAAACTAACTATCCTGTGAAGTATGTTCTCCTAAGTCCTAATTCGCCAAATTGATTCGCAGCTGTTTGCGATGCAGCTCGTGCCCTAATTCTATCTGATAAAGCAGTACTAGCGAGAGCCATTCTTGCTTGTTGCTCAGTAGCCATTCTTGATTGACCAAAAGGAGAATTTTGTGCTCTCTGCATTTGCACAGCATCAAGATAAGCGCTATAGTCTTGTGCCTGTTTATTAATTTCAAAGGCTTGATTTAAAGCTCCACCCATTCTCCACCTGTCAACTACTTGACTATAGATATCGTCATATATACGGTCTTTATAACTCTTACTTGTAGGTATCTGAGGAACTGGGTTATAAGGATCTCCATATGATGGTAAATTTTGGTTATATTCAGTATTTTTCATCTTTGGATTTATCTTCACACGTTGACCACCTAAAGTACCTGCCTCTGGTAAATTTCCATATTTATCTTTACCTGTCCCTGCTCTATCCCAATCGGAATAATTTAAGTTTGCCCAATCAAGAATACCAAGAGCACCTCCTAGTAATCCTGTAGGTGATCCTTGCTTAACGTAATGACCTCTATTAGCATCCCAAACAAGTCCTTCAGGTGCAGCCTCATATTGCTCACCTCCTTTTAATTTATCGTAGGCAGTATTATCAATAAACTGCTTATTTAAATTGACATCACGTTGACCGGTAGAGAAATCTGTTCCGGTACCGAGATCAGGAAGAAGATTACTCAGAAATTTCATTTAAAGATACCTGTATAGGCTGCGATTTGACATAGCGGTTCCCATGTCTGCAGCAGCTTGCTGACCAACATTAAGACCAGCAACTTGAGAATTGATAGCCATTTGCTTAGCCTGCTCGATATTAGCTTTTAGCTGAGCAGCAGCAGCTTGGCGAGCCATTTCTGACTTAGCTACTCTTTCTGTTTGTCCATAAAGAGTATTACCTAAAATATTCATTACATTGGAGTCAGTCTGAGCACCAAGTACACGACCAAACCTATTACCAGAATATGTCCCTGTAGGATCTAATTGACTCATAATATTACCTTCAGGACCCATTGCTCTTCCTAGCATTTGAGGAGGAATACCACCTAAAGGATTACCCATAGGTCCAACGCCTGGGTTTTGATTTAATGCTTGAGCTGTTAAACCTAAACCAGCTGAAGCTCCTTGAGCACCTGCACCAGATAATCCACCAGATACTCCATAGATTCCAGCAGCACCAGCTAGAGGTATACCTGCACCAGCTAACTGTGTCATCACTTGAGGTGTTAATCCAGTCATCCCCACATTACCAAGAAGTTGTTGAGCTCCTTTACCACCTGCATATCTCATACCAGCTTTTGTGGCAGCGCCCAAACCACCCATGGTTCCCCAGCCACCTAACGCTCCCATTCCAGAACCTAAAGCTGCTTCACCTAAATTTCCTCGTCTTAATCCAGGTATGGCACCACCAATGGCACCAGCTACTGGTAAATACTTTAATGCTATAGCCCCGATTGCAGGGAGTGCTGCTGCTGGCATTTTCTTTTACACTTAAAACTTATATTTTTTTATTTTAAATGCACTAATTATTGCAATTAATTAGAAGGAACTACCTATCGAACCACCTAGTGATCCTCCGATCTTTCCTCCAATCCCTGGAGCAATTGCATTACCTACAAAATAACCTAGACCACTTCCAATTAGTCCGCCTATACCACTACCTGAACGTTGACTTGGAGCAGCTGGTATAACAGTAGCTTGTGGATGATGGAGTTGAACTAATGTATTACGCCCGCTCTTACCTATTGGACTCGTTGTAAAACCACCTTGTTTTCCACCACCTAACCAACCAATCCCACCACCTTCATCTCCCTTACTACTTTTATTATTATTCATATATTCTTGAAGAAAACCCTTACCAAATTGATTTACAAAACTTGGTGAGCTACTTGAAACAGGCATATCAGTGTCCCAATAGCTATAACCTCCACCTTTTCCAAACTTATCTGCATAAGAAGGATAATCATCAGGGGAAAAGTCATCTTCCATCTCGCCACCACGATTCCTAAACCAGTCAATAGGATTCCAGTTCATAATTATTTCTCTTTTTTATTAATTATACTTCTCATATTTAGAAGTATTGAGGGCGGTAATTTTGCAACTGATTTAACATGCCTGATATATCTCCTCTTCCATAATCTGGAGTAGCTCCTGAACCAGAAACAGGCTGTGTACCTGGGACACGAGACTGTTCCCTAGCATCCATTAAAGCCATTTTATGATTAAATTTCTG